TTTTGAACCATTAAAAATTGATTACAGTAAAAAGTCAAGAGATTAACAACAAAAGAAAAGGCGATTTGGATACACACGTCCGGGGAGCCACCGCGTACCACTCTAGCCGTTCAGACTTCACATCTTTTTAAAGAAACGTCACAACGGTGCTTAATAAGCTAGATTGAAAAAGAGGGTGATTAATCCCTCATAAAAATTCGATTGTAGAGAAAACCTAGAAACAGGAAACTAATAAACCAACTGCCAGCAGATGATTTAACCTAAAGGCATTTAAAATTACGCCCACATTGTATTTAGAACCTCAATCATTGGGGTGCCAATGATTCCACCTAATGTGAAATCATCCCCAGCGGATATTGTAAAAATGTCGGTGTCGTATTTTTGGAGACCGGCAAACATGATAACAGGAATTCCATCAGAGAAAATGGAAAGAGCTCGAAAGTTTGTCGGTTGAAAAAGATTGTTTGAATAGTAAGGTATTGCGACCTCACAAGGAGCTAATGTATTTGGAGGAGAGTAAACAACACCTTCCCCCATCATCAACGGTATTGTAGTATACGGGATAGAGGTAGGTTTGACAAGATTCGCTCCATCAAAATAACAAGTAGCATTTTTAGCGAAATAAGTAGAATTTGATGTTTTGACAACGGTAGAGGAAAAAGATCCTCGCCAGAACCGGTATCCTCCAAATAAATATGAAAAGAAAGAAGCATATTCATATAAATTGGGTTCACTAAGATAAAGGGGGGACACTTGACGAGCATTAGCACCGGAATCCAGGATAGTCCCCTTGATAAAATAATTTTGTCTCTTAAGTAAATCGGAAATGCTTACAATCCGTTCACCGCACAACATGTTGCTTAATACATTTATTTGTGCTGGAGCCAAAGGAACATCAGTTTGAGCAGAATCAATTGCTTGATTCACCTGGGCCAGCGGTCTTTCGACAGGTGGGATTTTGCCACGGCCAATATTAGATAATAGATGACAGCTTGGACGGAAGAATTCCATATCTTCGCCTCCTGCCACCCAAAGGAAAAAGTCAATGTCGGGTACTGGGTCAATTGAGTGTGTTAAGGTATTTATCAATGTCAACGAGATAAAACCATTTGAGGAAACGCCGCCATAGCCACACTTTAAGGCGGGGTCGTCATTGAGGTAGGGAATAGTGAATTCGAGCTCGGTATCAGTGGTGATATCAAGCACATGAGAGATGACGTTACTCTCATTTTCGAGGAGGACACTAGTGGTTGCGTTGCTCGGGATTACAGGATGCCAACAGATACGAAGTCGGCAAGCATGGAACGCGGAGGCAACGACTTGAAGTTTGTACTTCATTGATCCTCTCCACCAAGTAAACATTGAAGCCATGTACGATAAAGGATTATGATACAATAGTTTTGTCGTTGAGGTAGCAGTTCGGTAAGGAATAAAAGTAGGGGTCACAGGGACACAAAAATATACACTAGCAGCAACATCGGTAACTTTAATTGTATTCCAATGCAAGAGTCCGTAACGTGAGGCATAAGTAGCGATATTCATATGGTCATCTCCAGAACCCATCCAATTCGTGATGTTGCCAACACGATTGTCCGGGTCGATGGCCAAGAGCATAGCGTTATTTATACCTCTACCGAGGGCAAGATCACCATATCGAAATATGACATTCTTGGTCGTCTCAGTACTGTACGGTTTATCTAGAACAACTCCAGCTAATTTAGATACAAGCGTAGCTGCAGTTGTAATAGAGCCAATGAGAGCAGCACCTCCAGTAAGCATACTGGAAATACTAGTCCCATCAGCCTTACGATTGGATTCGGGATTGCCAACTTGGGCTATGGGTCTTTTAAGGGGATCACGTTTTGCAACAAACCCCCCATAAGAATTCGCATAGCCATCAATAACGGGAACAGTTTGGATATGAGGGTAACCAGTAGGAAAATAAGATACAACAGATAAAGGTTCAGATACATAACCTTCTAATTGAACATTTACAAATTTAGCAAATACAGAAATATCTACAGAGGGTACTTTTCCAGAACACCTTAAGGGTGATAAAACTAAAAATTCAAGCAAACCAAAATTATACCTAACATTCGCAGTATGAACTTTCTTTGACCAGTCGGCCAAATCAACATACAGAGGAGCAATACCATAGGGAATCTGAAGGGTTTGAACTTCGTTACTAGTAGGAGAAATAAAAATGTGTTGAAAGCTCGATGAGGGTATGAGATCATCCCAAGGACCTAGAACTTTTGTGCTCCAGTCCACCATTCCGTTTAGCGCGTGGGGCTTCCACACAGCCATCATTTTACCATAATGAAATTTGGAAGCATTTACACGAATAGAAATCTCGAGATCAGCGCGAAAATATCTAAAATTTGCCAATTTCTCAGCAAGAGACTTTACATTAAAAAGTTCGGTAGGAAATTCTAGGGAATCTACAAAATTTGTCTGCGTTGCGGTCCACTCTATCTGTCTCACGAGATAGGGCCTCTCAATCAATTGTTGGAGGGTTTGGGTACCATACACAGTCAAACCTTGCATTTTTCCTAGGACTTGGTCATTGGATATGACCACTTCACCAGCTTGGTCGGAAAAATTTGTTAAGCCTACTGTAGTTGTGGGATCGTCTTCATTAGCACGATCGATGTCATTACTGACAACGCCGCCCACTTGAGCTAATACACGTCCTGTGACGTCAGGTTTAAAACGAGGCTTCTGTTTGACGATTGTAACAGGAGCATCAGAGAGAGTGATTCGTTTCAATTGGTTGGGAAGGGGTTGCTTTTCTTCCTCAACCTGGTTGCGATGAAACTTTATTATTTCGCGCTGCACACGGCGCAAAAAGATTTGGTCAGAGGTGGAAGATTCCACCAAAGGTCGATTACAATTAATAGAATTTTCAATTCCCATAATATAGGCGGGATCAAATACATAACCAGCTACGAGATGAAGGCATAGCTGATATGTAAGACGCGGCACTGTAATATGGGCCTTCGAAAGAGCTGTGAATACTTTGTTATAGAAAGATTGCCATTCTACCCGCGGGTAGTGAGACATTTCTATCAACGCCATATCCACGTTCGATTGAAGAGCCATGTGGTCTCCCATCATGGACTTCTTTGTCCAATTCAGCATTTCGTAAATAGTAGACATTTCGAGCGGAGCCCAAATCCTACCATCACGCTTAACAAATTTTCGACATAAATATTGAAGGTCAGTGTCTGACACAAACTCTTCAACAGCAGCAAATTTCGATGTGGTTGTGTATTCCATGCCATACTTAGCAAAGAATTTCGATATTGAGATCATATTAAACCATTTAACCGAATCAGATACACGAAGAATGTGATCATCACCATAGGCGACGAGTCGCACAAAAGAGTTAAAATCAGAAAACAATTGATTTGCTTTCACTTCGCCAAAAAGTTCGTTTGCTATATCCAGAAAGGCGATTCTGAACATGATAGAATTTGCAATAGAGTTTCCAACTGCAGTAATAGGTACACCTGACGGCATTCCGTGATGAACTTCATACACGGTATGGTCGGCCAGATGCATACTGCACGCCATCGCTTCCATTAAGCCCTCGCGGACTCTTTGGTTGACGGGATCATCATTGTACCAGGCATTCGCTACATCCCCAACAGCCATCATGATTTGATAGGGTAGACGCTTGTCAAATGCTGCATAATCACCTGCAATCCAGTGGTCACCCACAGACTTCAGATGTTCATACATCATACCCCAATCATCACCATGAACATTGAGGCCCACACTACACTCACCAAGGACGCAATTATCCATCAAATGAGCAACGAAACTACCATAATACTTACGTACCAGGATAGTTAAGTCTAGTGGGCCGGCCGAAAAGACACGAGTTTTGCCAGAATCGACTTTTGCTATGGGTCTTCTTTCGTCTTTCAACGTATCGGTAACGATGAACGGAGGGATCAAGCCTTGCTTAAGATCTTCCTCCCGTTTCCGAACAGTTTTAGACAGAAGAGGGCCCATAGTAAGTTGGTGTTCACCGCCAAGAAAGAATCGCTTCTTTCCATCAAGTGCCCACAAATTCCAAGGATAACCAGCGGACGAATGTAAGTTAATCCCTTCAAGTCGGTGCAATGTGAAATCTCCATTGATATTTTGCTGATCAGTTAAGAGTCCTACCCGAGAATACTCGGATTGGAGAGTCCTAACGCTAGCTACAACGTCAGCAGTTGCAGCTTCTAGCATCCAGCTAGGAAAGGCCACGTCCGGTTTGAAAGCTTTCGAAATTCCAATGCGAAGAGGATCAATGTCTCCGCTTGGTTTTAGCATACAGGGCTTAGTTGTATGCCGCATAACTTGATCATGAATGAGAGATTTAACGTAACAAGTTTCACTGTTGCCTGGTTTACCCAGTCCACACTCTACTTTACCAAGTAGAGTCACAACATCACCATCACGTATCGAGCGAGAAGAATCATAAAATCCTTCGAGATCAACTTGAGCTTTGGTAAAACGCTTGAACTTGTCAAGCATATTTTCAAGGTATTCTTCTGTAATGATGTTACTCATTCCAGTACCAGTGGATCCGGCGACATGGATTCCAAGAATTTTGCGGGAGAATGCTCTATTTACATAGAACACAGGTGCTCCGCAGTCGCCAACCATAGTATCAGCACAGTAATTAGCGTGGTTGTCAATCACGCATCGACGGCTATCCGTAGGATTATCTGAGAAAAAATACTCAAATTTACCAGACACTTCAATAGTGTTTATAGATAGCAGAGTTAGACAATTATTTTCACTTATTTTAGCAATGTAACCAGAATCATAATAGTTAATTCTATCATCATCCCGGTGGAAAAATTTAACGAGAGAGCGACGTTTAGGATATTTAGTCAATTGCACAAACATCAAATCACGAGTATTATCAACAACAAACTGAGTATCAGCCAATTTAATCACATACTTTTGCATAATCAAAGAATTAATTTCAAGATACATATCAGAATAGTTTTTATCACAAACAAACAAATGTAAAGGAAAACATACAATATCAGCATCAACAATCAAACCACACAAAGTACATCCAGTAGATAGATTCTTCACACGAACAAGATTATTACGAGTCAATTCCAAAATAGTCATCAATTGAGGATCACGCGCAGATTCACACATAGGCAAGCCAAACCGAGATTTATCCAAAATTTCAGCCAAAATAGTAGCACGATTCACACCATGCATAAAAAGTCGACCAGGCAAGTTTTCACGCTCACGATTAGATTCACAATCAGCATACGGACATTCTAATGGATTAGTACAATCACGTTGATACAAATAATATCTTTCACAACATTCACAATGATCTTCAATAAAATCATCACTAGTCAGTTGAGCAATCAATTCACGATTTCGAGCATCATCAAACGAAGAAATTTTCAATTTCAAATCATCATACGCAGTCATTTCAAGAGCTTGTCGAATAACACGTTTCTGGAGTCGGGGCTTAGACGGATCTCCATCCTGATATTTAGCATGTCTTATTCCACGAGCAACTTCAGCATACAAAAGAGGATTTACTACAGTAGGATCACAAACAATTTCGGCAGATTCAACATTCTCATCCATACGTTTAGTTAATTCAACATTCAATTTATCAGACAAACTTTTCTTAACAGCAGGGATATCTTCAGGCACAATAATAGATTTAAGATCAATACCCTGTTCTTCTGCAAGAGTCATAGCACGAGAATAAAGCCAAGCAATATCATCTTCACGGAACTCTCTCGCTTCAATTTTATTTAATTCCTGTTCATTTTTCCGAGCACGAACAGCAGTGTTAAGAGTCTTCTGAATATTAGCCTTAGGGGCAACATCAGAAGATCTTCGGAAATGATTAAAAATTTTATACAAAGCAAAAATAGAAAAAATAACAGCTTGGGTAGATAAAAAGCCAACAATAAGTTTTGATTTAAAAAGAGTTTGCACATTACGATAATCAACATCCAATTTCAAAATATTACGTTCACGCTTAATAGCATCATTCATAACATTCTTAATACGAATCCATTTATTCTTAGCATACCGAGAAAACAAAACAGGTTCAACATCATCAACAATACCACGGGCAATCTCAGCTTCATCAATTTCACGCATCATATCAGATTCATCCAAATCAGAGGCAGGATCATGCAACAAAGGAGCAGACAGTTCATCACTCTCAGAAATAACACTATATTTAACAGAATCAGTCAAAAAATTATCATGCAAATTAAGAAAAGTGTCAACTTTAAAACTAGTAGTAGGTACAACATTCTTATCAGCTTCAGTCAAATCAGAGTTCAGAGTTAACAAATCATCACACGAATTATATTTTCCAACATTAGGTTCAGGCAAACCGAAAGCATTACTAAAAGCAGAACAAGCAGTCAAAGCATCAGTCAAAGTAGGTACAGGAGGCAAAACAAAATTAGTAGAGTCAATAGAAAAATCAGATCCAGTCATCATTTGCACAGTAGCACGCCTTTTAACAAATTCAGCATTCCAATCAACATTCTCAATTTTACATTCATCCAATTTACATTCAATAGCACGTTTAGAACATCGCAATACAGCACATTCAATCACACAATCAGCAAAAGATAAATTTTGTTTATTAATACGATCAGACTTAACGTTATATAAACAAGCATTCGGATTAAAGCCGTCGCCGACTTTAGTAACATCAATCTTACCAGTAGCATCAATCATATCAGGTTTACCAACAACTTCAATCACAACATCCAAACGACGAGCAATAGCAGGACCACTTAATACAAAGCGTTCAAAATATTTTTCACCAAACTCTTGTTGAGCGGTGATCATCACACAATCAGAATTAAAATAAGAAGTTCCCTTCGAATCAACATCAGCTTTATTCAAAGGAAAAGGAGCACGGGAGCCAAGAGCAATCAAATCAGCAAGGGCTTCATTATTAGCTTGTTCACACTTAGTTTGCAAAAAGTCATCAATCAAATACACTTTCTGTGAGTCATACCCATTCCAATAAGGCGTAGTAGCAGATTTAGAAAATTTATCAATACAAGGATCATACTTTTCATCAGAGCAAGCATACAAACCAGTCAAAAAGAAATCAGTCATCATACTTTTACCAAGGCCAGGTTTACCATGAACATACACAACAAAAGGAGAATGTTTCCCCTGCATACCAACAAGCGTAGCACCAATAGTAACAACAAGTTTACGGAGATTAGCAAGCTTACCATTCAAATAAACAATCACACGAGCATACTTAGACATAACATCAGAGGCTACTAGAATCTTAAGGATTCTTTCGCCTTCAGCAACATGCCGGATTAAAGCCAATTTATTTTCGTATTTAGTTAATTCGATCATTGGGTGATCAACCTTATTTTCGTCTGAAACAGACAATTCAAAACGTAAACAACCACGGAGCCAATTAGGTAGGTCACCATGGAGAGAAGCATAAAAAGCGTCAGTATTAGTAACACCAAAAAGATAGACATTTACAATGTCCATTGTTTTAGTGTAAAGAGTAGAAGCAAAAGTAGAGGCATTACAAGTAAAATTAGAAAGTTTAAGTAAGTTAATTAGACGTTTGACGCGAAAGTCTTCGACTTTCACAAGTTTGTCATTACTAGAACGAAGAAAACCAATAATAACTTGAACAAGAGAAGTAAGAATGCCTTCAGAAGGAAAAGACATATCACCCTGAACAACAGGACGACACGAAGAAGAGTTTGGAGTGTAAGTAGAGTCAATAAAAACAGGTCCTTGATTAGTTTTGAAAAAGGAAAAGATAGAAGTAAGACCAGCCATGAGATTAGCAGTAATTTTAGAGTCAGAGCCAGAAGGAAGAGTATTAATTATGTTAACACAAGCTGCAATTCGAACACCCATTGAAGTATCATGAGTAATGATATAAATGTTCGACACAAGTGAAACAAGAAAAACACGAAGAGAAGTTTTAAAGTCAGATACATTAGTAGAGTCAAAAAGTTTATGGACATCGCAGAGACGTTGTCCAAGAAAGTCAATTCGGTCAATAAGAAGTTTACCAACATCAGCAAGATCAGTTTTATGAGTCATAGTAAAGTCAAAAGGAAAAACTTGAGCAAGAGGTAAAAGAGGTAAATTGTGTACAAGATTAGCAGTGTCAATACGACCCCACAAACAATCAGTAATAATAGTACGACTAATTATTTGACGTGGAGAAAGATTAGAAAAAGAGAAAAGTTGGACAGCAAGTTCGGGTTCAGAGAAGTCATGGTAAATGTGGAGAACATCAGCCATAACACAAGCATACTTCATGACAATTAGCTCATCAAGATTAAGAACAAATTTCCAAAAAGGTTTTTGGAGTCCATGGCAAAGAGATACAATGTGGCGATGAACATTCCGGCGTTTAAAAGACACAGGAAATTTGTCAGCGGGTTCCGCTTCACAGGATGTGATTACGTTAGTTGGCGGACCGTCAAGTTGAGCAAGAGGACGACAGATAGAAGGTAAAGGAGCTTCACGAGATAAAGAAAGATAAAGAGAATGATCATCATTACGACGGATAAAAAGAGTAGAAAAATCAGGAATATCAGTTAAAGTAAACTGACGAAGAGAGCAACAGGGAAGAGTAGTATCACAAAAAGAAACAGTAACAGGAAGTTGAAGTTTATCAGCAGTAATATTACAAAAGTAAGTAGAAGACTCAGGTTTAAGATAACGAGAATAAAGTTTAGAAGAAGGTAAAGTGTCAATGTAGTAACAGTCAGTTTTATAAGGAGAAGAGTAGTCAGGCTTTTCAGAAGTAAAGTAGTCATGAGAACCAGAAGATATAGTACGAATATTGGCCTTAAAAGAAGAAGAAGGATCAATATGGCCAACGCGCAAAGTATTACGATAAATATAAATTGAAGTAGTAATGGCAGACAAATTTTCAAAATTAGCATTAAAATAATAACCGGTAGTAGCATCAGCAGCAGACAAACAAACATTATAATAATCATCATACAAAGAATCAACACAGCGATCAGGACGAACAATAGGACCATTCGATAAAGCAAAATCAAGAGCATTCATACGAGAACGAAGATTTGGAGTGTCTACAACCAAATTTCGCGATTTGTTAGGTTGTTGAATCAAACTCATATCAACCACAGGGACTCGAACATCAGGTTTTGAGGCCTTCATAAGTGAGTCGATGCTTCGACATAAGTCGTCATGCAGAACAGGTTGGGAAACCTGCGCGATAGTTACGGGTTCACGTCGATTTTCGGAGTTCAAATTTGCAACGAGCGAAGATAATTCTGTTACATCCGTTGAAGGAGTTGCATTATCAGTGAAAGTTTCAAGATACAAACGACAGAGAGCACACATACAAGAAGATGCGGTTTCAATACAAACAGGATCAAAAGAAGGTAAATTACACTCAGAAGAGGTTTCAACAGCAGGCAAACATTTACACGTAGAGACGGTTGGAGCAGCAAGATTAGGAAAGAAAACAGACATACACGCGGAAGCGGTTGATACACACCCAATGGTGGTTGAAGATACACACTCGGAAGCGGTTGAAGATACACACCCGGAGGCGGTTGAAGATACACACACGGAGGCGGTTGAAATTTCACACTTTTCAGTGGTTGCAGATAGAACGTCACGTCTTTCGACGGTTGGTAACAAACACGAATGCATATCCATAATTTGTTATATAGTAT